CGGGACGCTCGGTCGCGAACTGCTCGAAACTGTCGCCGTTTTTCATCACCTTCACGCCAGATCCAAAGACCTGTTCGTAATAGTTCTCGGCGGTGTTTACGCTCGCTCCAGCAGTACCAGCGCGGAGATTGCTTGCTTGGACTTCGCCAGCGTCAGTCTTAACAATCTGAGCGACAGAAGCACCAAGCTTGCAAGCTTCCATCTCCAGCTTTTGCAGATCATCGAGATCGTGGAGATCGTTGATAACCGCCGACACAAAAGGAAGACCTCTTAGCTGACCGGGACGATTCGGCTCGTAGATATGGACTACGGAATCAGAGGGAATGGAGCGAACATCAGTCAGGTTACCCTGAGTCTTTTCCGATCCAATAAAGTAGGAGATGGCTCGTCCAGTTCTTGGATCAAACCGGATACCGTCAAACACGGTCTCGTCTGCTTGCATCCCTGCTGGAGTTGCAATGGATTGAGCTTCGATTAACTGCAATCGAGGTTTGCCGGTCTCTCCTTTGGTCAACAACAAGAACGACTCGCCATCATAGAACCATCCGCGAGCGGCTTGCCCCATCAGAGTGGAGAACGACTGCCGAGAACCGATATCGGGATATCTAGACCAGACATCAAACCACTTTTTAGCCTTTAAGTTCCAAGCAGAATCGCTGGAGGCTGGTTGAACCGAGAAGCTGGAGCCAACAGTGTAGCTCTCAAACAGATCACCAAGCCTATTGAGAACAGCGTTGTTTTGCTCGAAAAAGCGAGACTTGCGAACGATAGCTTGACGAGTCGAACTGGTAACATCAAACCGCGCGGAAGTGTAAGACGTATCGAGATACGAACGACGCAACGACTGACCGGCTCCTTCGTATTTGTTAACGGGAGCAGGGAACAGCTTGTTCGCTATGTTTTGAAGAAAGCCCATTAGCTCATTCGGGTTGTGGCTTCACGACGGAATTGCGTGAAATCCCCATAATACCTAGTGGTTGAAACCAGAACGGCGGTCAGCATCTTGTTGTAAATCTGGAGATCGGTGGGACTAGCGATCCCATCACCAGAGAGAAGCGTTACAGCGTAATCGTAATCCGTTAGCAGAGACTCCCACATTTGCAGCATCTCAATTGGTGCTGCCGTACCCTTACCGGGTTCAGCGAACTCAACGGAAACGTCAGAACTGGAAGTGCTGCGGACCACATTCCCGCTCTCCATCGAGTTAGCGGAAACAGTCAGCTTTGCCGTTAAAGCCTCAAGCAATGTCAAAGCGGCTTTGCTCGCGTAGGTCGTACGCAAGTAACTCCGCTTAGTTGCTACTGTGTATGTGAACACTTGCGCGGACTATCAACAGACCGCCAAGTTTGTCAACCACTAGAATTTTCCGAGGTACTGGAAGTTAGGTCTCCCCACAACATGACCATCGCCAACTGCATGATTTCACAGTCGTGCAAATGGTCCGGCCAACGAGTGTTTCTTTTAAACCACAAGTGTTTGATCCTACCGGAGCGGTTAGCCGTTGGCTTGAGAAGATGGCTGTCCAGATGCTTCCAATAGGTATCAGAATCGCTCGCAAAAGCCCCTTCAGCTTCTAGCGGAGCAGGGAGGCTACAAACACTCCATTGATGCGTCTCGGTCCCCTTACGGAGCCGCTGGAGTACCTCGCGCATATGCTCGGTGTCGAAAACCAACAACGGTTGTACAGCGTCAGTCCGCATCGAGGTTGACGTTGTAATTCCAAAGGGATGGATCGAGCCGGTCTTGCTGGTAAATCTAGCTCCGGTCTCGCGTCCTTTCATCGGCAACCAGCCGATTAACATTGGCTTTCGGAGACCTCCCTCTGGTGGATAGCGAAGACCGCAGGGATAGTTTATCGGGCTTGCACTACTCTGAGAAAACTCCGCACAAGCATCGTACACCGCTTGCGTGTTATAGCCGGAATCAACGCCAACATCCATATCGTGGACGTTGTACTGTAACTGTATCCTGCGGAGTGCGGCAAAATCATCAGCGTGACCGGCTCCAACGAGACGAGAGTTGCCTTTGCTCCACTCGCGGCAGACCCACCAAAGAAACGGAGCGGCAGCTTGTACGTCAGCGGTCAGGTATCGTCTGGCTTCAGGGATTCCCGCATCAGAGACAATCTCGACTCGGTCCTGTTGAGTCTCCTGATTTTCCCACGGTTCCGCGAGCATACCGTTGATGAATCCCTGCAATCCCATCATTGAGGATTTGGCCTCTAAGAACGCGACGGCAAGATTTCCCCAAGTGCATTTGCGATCTGGGGAGTAAAGAGAGGAAAGGTGGTAAGACCTTACGCTCGGGAGGCTGGCTTTATTCTCAGAGATCCACTTGCCGTGACGTAACCCTGCAACTTTCTGGCTGTCGCTTATCTTCCCCTGACACAATTGGCAAACGTAGTGGGCGGTGGTACGGATGCGCTGCCAGTCCGGTCTGCCGTCTTCTAACTTCTCGTTTTCCCAAGTTACTTGTCGCCACTCCAGCTTGATATGCTCGCGGCAGTACGGGCAGGGAATGTAATACCTCCGCTGGTCCCCTCGCAGATATCGCTGCCAGATCCTCCCCTCCGAGGTTGTCGGAGTGCTGGTGAAGAACGCTTTAGAACTGCTGAACGCTTTGAGCCGCTGCTCGGCTAGATCCAGAGCGTCCGCTTCTTTCGCGGTCGCATCAGCGAACTTGTCTACCTCATCTGCAACCAAGATTCTAACCGGACGAGACGCTAGATTTGCCGGTGAGTTAGATCCAACAAACGTCAGAGTACAGCGATCAAACTGCTGCTCTAGGTTAGTAATCTGGTCTTTGTCTGTCGGGAACCGCGCAATCATTGCCGGTGAGTCTTCCAGCATGGGGAGCCAGCGCGACTTGGAGAAGCTACGAGCCAGATTCTCAGACGGCATAAGCCACAACGCAGGAGACGGCTCTACGTCAATGGACCAAGCGAGACCAGCCATTAGCGTCGTTGTCTTGCTGGTCTGACTTCCCCAACACAGAGTAACCTCGGAGACCGCTGGATCTTTCCAAGATTCCAAGGGTTCTCGGCAATATGGTCTGACCGCTGTACTAAAAGGTCCGGGATGCTCGGTCTGCCGCTGGCTTAGAGTCAGATTGATCTCGGCCCACTCAACCACAGATTGCCGTGGAGTTGGTCGCCATAACTGTCGTCGGAACTCTAGTATCTCAAGCTCTAGGTCTGTCATCAGAATAGTTGGTTCATCTTATATTGCATAGCGGTAGCCATATTGATTAACGCCATTCGGTCTTTGATCCCATTAACAAGACGGTCCTCAACCTTATGGTTTGCAGCCCAAGACGCATTGCGGTTAAAGATCTCAACCATCATAACAATGTTGTCATCCAGCAGATGCAGCACTCCGTAGAACGGGAGCTTTGTGCGTCTGGTGACTTCAAGAGCCGCTTGGATCTTAGACCAAGAGATCATCCATTCATTTCCGAATGTGGTCTGGAGCTTGTGGAGACCGTAGCTGCGAGTTTTGACCTCATAGATTCCGGTGATGATCCCTTTAAACGGATCGAAGATGAACCCATCAATGCGGGACGGCTCTTGGTCTGATATCGACAGGAACTCCAAGCCGGTCTGACGCTCGATTGCTTTTATCGCGATTCGGTTCTGGCGAAGCGATTCGATTCCCGCTGGTTTTTGGCAGTTTAAGATTTCCACGGGTCAGTCTGGTGCAGAGTTTTGAGACATACTTCTTGAACCCAACGCTCCAACTCGCGCTCTGCGTGTTCTGGGTCGTGCGGAGCAATGCGACCGGATAACTGTTTCGGCATAGACTTCAGAAGTTGGGACACTGCTCCATCGTGTTCCTGCATCGCTTTCTTAACCCACGCACCGGAGACAAGCGTTCGCTCCTTCTCTGATTGAGCCAGTACGTCATCGCGGCTTGATATGAGATTCTTTGCTGCGGTCGCGTGTACCGAGACCATTCGGCCAGCATCGAGGGACCGAGACTGTAGGGCTTCAACTGCTAGATCATAAGCGGCTCGCTCAATCTTCTTCTGTCGCTCATAAGCTCCCTGCGGGGAGTCTTCTGTCGCAAGAGCAGCGTTGATTGCGGCAGACGCTTCGGGAGGTCTGTACGGTCCCCCTGCGACTTCTGGTGCTGGTTGCTGCTGGATCGCAGTCATCCGTTGCAGGGTTGATGGTCTACCTCCGATCCCTTTGCGCGATCCTCTCCAAGCGTCTGCTTCTTCTGGGGAGGTCAACGGCATCCCTGCTGCGGTTAGCTGAGAGACCCTGCCTTTGGTCAAACCGCTGTGCTTAACGTACTCGGTTTGAGTCATAGCAACTTTGGATTTTCAATAGACCGCTTTATGGATTCCCGCATATGAGAGTATTTTGCCAGTCCAGTTCCGTCGCATGAGTCCGCTCCGAGTTCCTCAAAGTATTCGTATCTGCCGGGAGTGTTGATTCGCCCAATATGGCACCACTTTCCCAGAATCTTAGACGCTTTGACAATCGCAGCAGCGTGACGGGAAATTTTCCATTCAGTTGATCCACCGATAAAGATCGCGTCTATTTCATCCCAAGGAATTGAGAGATTCTCTTGTCCATCCTGACAGACGAGCGCAATTGGCCAGCCGGTCAACTTTGGACTCCAACGCTGGAAGCACTCCAGAGTTCTCATCGCAGAACCGACAACATCCGGTGCAGCTACAAACCGGCAGAGATTTTTTCTGGGTTCATGCTTTTTGAGAGTCCGCATGAAAGCTTCAGCGTTGAACTTGCTGAAGGCTCCGTTGTCGATTCCAAATCTACCATTGGGACGCTTTGGGTTAAGACCCGTAAGCGGAGTAAACAACTGCTCAACCTGAACTCCCAATTCATTCTCGCACAGATCGAAGTCTGTGGATGTATCCAGCATCACGATCATAAGCCGGAATCGTTGAGCTTCAAGCAAGCGGGACAGACTCCGCAGGGTTTCAATCCTCCGTTGTAGCAAGTCCAGATGTTTGAGCTGTTGATGCCCATGTCTCTGGCGATTCCGGCAATCTCCCATTTGCGCTTGTCTATGTACGGAGCGCAAATTTCGACGCTGTAACCAGATTCGTTGACTGTCTTTTGCATAGCTTCAATGAATCCACGCCGACAGTCTGGGAACTGTTCCTCATCGTCTTTGTTGCATCCAATCGTCACGGTGTCAGATCCAGACTCACAAGCGAAGTTGACGGCAACGCTTAGGAATATGGCGTTGCGATTCGGAACAACCCAAGATTGCTCTGTGAGTCCACCAAGCGGAGGAAGATCCACAACTGTGAAGACTACTCCAGCAAGCTTTGCGTGATACTTAGCGCACAGAAGCTCTTGCCGGTGACGTTGCCGGTAATCAAACATCAACGCATGGAGCGCGTGACCCTGATTTAAAAGGTCATACATCATCGTTACGCTGTCGAGTCCGCCAGATAGGAGATGGATAATTTTCTTGTTCATATAAGGATTTTTCATTTGTTACCGCAGTTGGATCGGCAAGTTCTCGGGCTTCATCTTGACCAGTTCTTCAAGACCTCGCGTAACGGTTTTGTAAACCGATTTCTTGGGATCGGGAGCGTAGAACATCGCCACTTGGTCGATGGTGAACGATCCGCTTTTGATGCGGTCCAAATGCCACTTGAGCGTTGAGTGTCCAATGTTAAGGAGTAGGTAGTCGGTAGCTAGTGACATAAGTTTGTACTACAATAGCAAGTTCGCTTGCACAAGATGATCGGCCCCGCGCGATCACC